AATCAGGCTAGAGAACACCCAGCATCCATGCTCAGATGTGGCAGATCCTTTGTAGATATCGCAACCAGATATCTCAACTTGCATAGATTGCAAATAACTGTTAGAACTGACGATATTCGGGCAATACGTTATGCGAAAGCATTAAGGTTTGAGACCGAAGCGGTTTTAAAGATGTATGGCCCTGACAAGGTGGATTACTTACTAATGACGAGGTATTAAATGGGTGGACTATTTGGTGGATCTCCAGATACCAGCGGTGCTGAAAGAGCAGCTGCTGAGACTAAAGCAGAGAACGAAAGAATTAGGGCGCAAGCTGAAGAAGAAAAGCGACAGCTCGCAGAGCAAAACGCAGCTCGTGCTAAAGCAAGAGTTCGTGGTGGTAGCCGTATGTTGTTATCGGATACACGTTTAACCCCAGAGACAGGCATTCAAACGCTTGGCTCTAACGAAATGAAAGTGAGCTAATCATGGGTGGAGTATTTGGAGGCGGTAGCGCCAAAGCAGTTGCATCACAACCAATGGCAGATGCAGCGGAAGCAGAAAGAAAAGCAGCGGCTCAAAAATCACAAGCAACACAGGCACAGGAAGAGGCTGGCGCAAGAATGCGTGGCGCAAGACGTAGAGGCCGTCAACTCCTTTCTGATTCACGTCTAAACCCAGAGATGGGTATGCAAGAAACACTTGGTTCCAATCAAAACCTATAGAGGATAGATATGCCAGATACAGATAAGATGCAAGCCAAAGTTGCCAAAGTAATGCGTGAGTATTCCAAAGGAAAGCTCAAGTCAAGCTCTGGTCAGAAAGTAAAAACACCAGCTCAGGCAAAAGCAATCGCAATGTCTGAAGGCCGTAAAGCTGGGGGCTACTAATGAAAGAAGTCTGGGATAAAGAAAGACCAAAAGGTTTAGGTAAGCCTGAGAAGTTGTCTCCCATGCAGAAGGCTGCTGCTAAAGCAATGGCCAAGAAAGCTGGTAGACCATATCCAAATCTTGTAGATAACATGAGAGCATCTAAAAAATGAAAGTAGAACTATCGTTTGAGTTTGGCGAAGACCACAAAGGCATGGGCGAGGAAGAGAAGAAGCCTATGAAGTTGACACCATTCCAAAAGAAGGTGGCTAAGATGCTTGCTCAAAAGGCTGGCCGTTCTAAGCCAAACGAGATGGATATGTACAAAGCATCCGAGCTAGAGGATGAAGAAGACTAATGGCTATCATTGTCCAGCGGGAGTCTGATAACACCAAATCAATATTTGTTACACCAACATATATTGATAAGGATGGCAATCAAGTTGTTGCCGGATCAGAGAAGCCATTTGTTATGGCTGACATTAACCATATCAGATTGCATGAAGGCAGAGCCTTTTACGCATATTTTTTAAATGGTGACGCAAACCAATTAGCTGACGATGCATCAATTAATATTGCTGTTGCTTGGGCTACTGGCAAGTATCCTCACCTAGTATTTGATGTTAAGTGTGGCGGTGATGCAGAGTTTACTATTTTTGAAAATGCAACAGTAACTGGTGGCACATCGTTTACAGCAATCAATCGCTATAGGTCAGGCAACTGGATCCGCTGCATTTTCATTCCAATATGTATTGGCTCCGCTAACAACGTATTTGTTTAGATTGACAAACAGAAGTGGGCAAGCGCATATGGCTCACTTAATGATTGAGTGGTACGAATGACATTAAAAAAACATCAAAACCCAAAGGGTGGTCTTAACGAGGCTGGGCGCAAATACTTTGAGCGCAAAGAAGGTGGCAATCTACAGGCCCCAGTTAAGGGTGGAACCAACCCAAGAAGGGTATCTTTTGCTGCTCGCTTTGGTGGGATGGCTGGGCCTTTAGTAGATGAGAAAGGCAGACCAACTCGCTTAAAGAAAGCGTTGCAAGCGTGGGGATTCGGTAGCAAAGAGGCAGCTCGTAACTTTGCAAATAGACACAAAAAGGATTGATATGGCTGAAATGACAGAATTATCTCCAGCTGAAGAAAAATCATTTCTATCTTGGATAAAAGGTACTGAATGGTTTAAAGAGTACGTCAAAGAATATGACGAGGCTCCAGACCTAGATACGACAGATTACGACTATCGAGCTGCTTGGAAGGCTGGCATTAGACCAGAAAGAGACCCATACGATAAAAATAAATTCCATTGGCCATCATCTGATGAAGGTGGAAAGATGTTGAAATCTGAAAGCCACCCAACAGCATGGAAGGAATATTTCATGCGTGAAACAGGAAAAAATCCTGACGAGGTTGGCATAACAAAAGCAGATTATGAGAGGCTTGAAAAAGCTGGAAGATTAAGAGGTAGAACAATGTTAATGGATTCGGAGATTGAATAATGGCTGAAATGATGAGATTAAAACCCGAAGACATCCTCAAGCGCCACGATATTGCGTTGCGTAAGAAAGAGGATTTTAGAGACCTATACGATGAGGCATATGAGTTTGCTCTGCCACAGCGTAATCTCTATGACGGCTATTATGATGGTAAGGTTGGCGGTGCTAAGAAGATGAATCGTGTGTTTGATGCAACCGCTATTAATTCAACTCAGCGCTTTGCCAACCGCCTACAATCAGGAATATTCCCGCCACAGCGTAAATGGTGCAGATTAGAAACTGGACCAGATATTCCAGAAGACCGCAAGGCAGAGGCCTCAGCAGCTCTTGATATCTATGCAGACAAGATGTTTGCAACTCTCAAGCAGTCTAACTTTGACATTGCGATGGGTGAGTTCTTGCTTGACCTAGCAGTTGGTACAGCAGTAATGATGGTTCAGCCTGGTGATGACACATCACCAATCAACTTCATTCCTGTGCCACAGTTTTTAGTTGCCTTTGAAGAGGGCGCTAATGGTCAGGTAGACAATGTATACAGACGTATGCGTATTAAGGGCGAGGCAATCATTCAGCAATGGAGAGATGCCACAATCCCATCAGACCTACAGCAGAAGATTGACCAAAAGCCAACAGAAGACTTTGAGTTGATTGAGGCTACAGTATTTGATCCAAAACGTGGTGACTTTTGCTATCACGTTATCCACAAAGAATCTAAGCAAGAGTTGGTCTATCGCAGACTCAAGAAGAGTCCTTGGGTAGTCAGTCGCTATATGAAGGTGGCCGGTGAGATATATGGCAGAGGCCCATTGATTACTGCGTTGCCTGATATCAAGACATTGAACAAAACACTAGAGCTAGTATTAAAGAATGCATCTTTGGCTATATCTGGTGTGTATACAGCTGCTGACGATGGAGTTCTTAACCCAGCAACTGTCAAGATTATCCCAGGAGCAATCATCCCTGTAGCCAGAAACGGAGGCCCACAGGGCGAGTCACTAAAGCCATTGCCACGAGCTGGTGACTTTAATGTGGCTCAGATTATCATGGGAGACCTACGAGGGAACATCAAGCGCATACTGTTAGACGAGAGTTTGCCTCCCGATAATATGTCTGCTCGCTCCGCAACTGAAGTCGTAGAACGTATGAAGGAGTTGAGTCAGAATCTTGGATCTGCATTTGGCCGATTGATTAATGAGACCATGATTCCGCTTGTATCTAAGATACTGCAAGTAATGGATGACAGAGGCATTATCGATATGCCTTTGCGTGTGAATGGTCTAGAGGTAAAGGTAGCACCAGTTGCCCCATTAGCTATGGCTCAGAATATGGAAGACGTAACCAACGTCATGCAGTTCGTGCAGATGGCTCAAGGCTTTGGACCAGAGGGCCAAGCAACACCTAAGATGGGCGAGATTACAGACTACATTGCAGACAAACTAGGCATCCCATCAAGGTTGCGTAATGACTCAGCAGAGCGCCAATACAATCTCCAGCAGATTGCTCAACAGGCATCTCAGGTTGCCGAGCAAAACCCAGAGGCTGTACCAGAAATGCTGAAAATGGCTGGAGGCTAATAGATGAATGTTGACGGATGGGCTGGCTTAGAAAGTGTAGTTACAGATATTCGTGATGTTGACCAATCAGTAGAAGACCTAAACAAATTATGCCTCCGAGTTCTCAGCTCAGAGGATGGCGAAAAACTAATGAAGTGGTTAAGAGCCACTTTGTTAGAGCAGCCAGTTGCCTTGCCTGGCGCTGATCCTAGTTATGCTTTTTATCGAGAAGGACAAAACAGCGTGATTCGGGATCTTGAAGCAAGGATTAATAAAGCGAGGAAAATGTAAAAATGGAAACTACCGAAGCAGTCCAGCCCACAGAGGATGGTGGCCTACTGGACTCAGTAACAACTGAGGACAGCCAAGGTACAGAGCAGCAAAACCCAGAAGCATCACAGATATCTCATTTAGCAGAGCAAGAGGATGACACTCCGCTAGACAGGCCTGATTGGTGGCCTGAGAACTTTTGGAAGAAAGACGATGCAGCCCCCGATCTTGAGGGCATAGCAAAATCGTGGATGGACTTGCGTAAACAGATATCGCAAGGCAAACACAAAGCTCCAGCAGATGGCAAATACGATGCATCCGCATTTGGCGCAATTCCAGAGAATGACCCAGTTCGTAGCCACGTCTTGGATTGGGCTAAAGAGAATGGGATATCGCAACTCGCCTTAGATAGTTTGGTTGGCAAAGTGGTTGGCATGAGTGCAGAGAAAGTAGAAACTGTCACTAGATCACTTGCTGAAGAAAAGGCAGCTCTTGGTCCTAACGCAGATGTCATTATTAAAGGAATGACAGATTGGGCTAGAGGCCTTGTAAACAAAGGAGTTTGGGGTAAAGATGACTTTGAAGAGTTTAAGTACATGGGTGGTACAGCCAAGGGCTTAAAGGCTTTGATGAAATTGCGTGAGACTTATGAAGGCTCTCGTATCCCCACCGAGTCAGTACCCATTGAAGGTGCGCCATCGAAAGATGAGTTGTACCAGATGGTTGGCGATCCTAAGTACAAGACAGATCCAGCCTACCGAGCCAAAGTTGAGCGAATGTTTGCTCAGAATTTCGGCTAAAATAAGGAATCTCCTCACGAGAGTGACCCTCCCCCCGGTGCAGTTTGCCGGGGGTTTTTCATCAACATTTAGTAAAAATTAAAAATATGCAACTAGATGTTGTATTTTTTCTACAATTCTGCTAGAAACTCATTTAAGGCATACCATTTAATTGGCCCTTGATGCAGATGAATCTGACGATTGGCTGACGTAATTAGCAAGCATAGGCCCTGACAACAGGCACACCAAAGCAAAAACCTATTTTATTTTTTTACCTTTTTAGGAGAAACACATGAGCATTTCATTATCTAATGCCTTTGTAACTCTATTTGATGCTGAGGTAAAACAGGCCTACCAGGGCAAGGCAATGCTGGTTGGTGCTGTTCGTCAGCGTCGTGGAGTAGAAGGTTCTACTGTTAAGTTTCCAAAAGTTGGCAAAGGTGTGGCTACCCCACGCATTTCTCAATCTGATGTAACCCCATTAAACGTAGCATTCTCAAATGTTACTTGCACCCTATCTGACTACAATGCAGCTGAGTACAGCGACATTTTCAGCCAGGCTAAAGTTAACTTTGACGAGCGCCAAGAGCTTGTACAAGTTTTGGGTAACGCTATTGGCCGTAGACAAGACCAGTTGATTCTTGATGCTTTAACAGCATCTAGCACCAGCTTGACTGTTTCTAACGATATCGGTGGTAGCGATACCAACATGAACGTAGCCAAGTTGCGTGAAGCTAAGAAGTTGTTGGATAAAAACAACGTACCTCCAGAGGGCCGTCACATTATCCTCCACGCAAATGGTTTGGCATCGTTGTTGTCTGAGACAGCAGTAACCAGCTCTGACTTCAATACTGTTAAAGCACTTGTTGCTGGTGAAATCAATACGTTCTTGGGCTTTACTTTCCATATCCTTGGTGACCGCTCTGAGGGTGGCCTAGCAGTTGATGGTTCTTTAGACCGCACTTGCTTTGCTTTCCACAAAGATGCCATCGGCTATGCAGAAGGTATTGCTCCACGCACCGAAGTTAACTACATCCCTGAGAAGACCTCGTTCCTCGTGAACAGCTTGTTCTCAGCCGGTGCAATTAACATCGATGATGAGGGTATTGTCAAAATCACCGCTCGTGAATCTTAATCTAAGGAGAGACTGATATGGCATATTCTGCTGATGGTTTAGTAACTGTATGTGCATCGAAGGCTGGTAATGCTCCATCGATGTATTTGTATAAAACTGCTGATACCCAAGCTACTGTTAACACAGTTGGTTATTTTGCAGCGTTGAAAGACATGGTTAAAGTTGGTGACATTCTGTTTGTATATGACACCACAACTCCAAGCCTAGTCTTGACATATGTAAACTCGGTAACGTCATCAACTGTTGATATTGCTGATGGTACAACTGTAAGTGCAACCGATACTGACTAATAGTATCTAGTATCAAGGTGGGCTATTGCTGGCAAAACTGGCGATAGCCCATTCTTACATTGGAGATTTAAATGGCAGCTGGCGATACCGCACTATCAATATGTTCTGATGCTTGCGTGATGTTAGGCGCAAAGCCTATCTCCTCATTTGACGAGGGAACTGATGAGGCATCGATTGCTGACCGCTTGTATGCGGATATTCGCAATCAAGCCTTAATACTTTACCCTTGGTCATTTAGCTTTAAAAAGACCTCTATTGCTCGATTGGTGACAACTCCTACCAATGAGTACCGCTACGAATATCAATTGCCTGGAGACCGCTTAGGCGCTCCTAGAGCCGTATATGATACAAACGCTGTTGGCATCCCACCACGCAAAGAATACAGAATCATGGGCAGCAAGTTATTGACTGACTATGAAGAGGTTTATATTGATTATCAATATGCCGTACCCGAATACGATATGCCCAGTTATTTTGTGCAGTTGCTCAAATATATGATGACTTGGCATCTTGCTTTACCTATTACGGATCAAACCGAGAAGAGCCAGTATTGGCAGTCTGTCGCTATTGGATCACCAGCAGAGAATGGCAGAGGTGGATACCTAAGACAAGCCATGAATATTGATGGCCAAGGACAGCCAACAAACGCTATTAATGATTTCTCACTTATTGCTGTGAGGTATTAATGGCTCGCTTTGTCTCTATCCAGACAAACTTTTCTACAGGCGAGTTAGACCCATTGCTCCGAGCAAGGGTTGATTTAGCAGCCTACGCTAACGCATTAGAAGAGGCCACCAATGTGGTCTGTCAGCCACAGGGTGGCATTAGACGTAGACCCGGCACAAAGTACATTGCATCACTACCAAACAGTAGCACAGAGTCAGCCGGTAACGGCACACGTTTAGTTGAGTTTGAGTTCAGCACATCTGATTCCTATATGCTTTGCTTTACGCATAATCGGATGTATGTATTCAAAAACAAGAATCAGATTACCAACATCAATGGCTCTGGCAACCCATACCTTGATACATCATCACTTGGGTTAACTGGCACACGTTTAGCTAATATTGTATGGACTCAATCGGCAGACACGTTGATTGTGGTTCATCCTGACATTAATCCAATTAAGATTGTTAGGGGTGGCACAGATGCAACTTGGACAGGATCTGCTATTACGTTTGATTCCATTCCAAAGTATGCGTTTACAGCATCGTTTAGCAATCCAGCCGGTACGCTAACACCATCATGTTTGGTCAAGCGGTAAAGGCTGGCCACGCTCTGTAACATTCCATGAGGGCCGTCTGTACTTTGGTGGATCGAAGTCTCGCCCATCAACCATATGGGGTTCTAAGGTTGGATTGTTCTTTGACTTTGACCCAACAGAGGGTTTGGATGATGATGCGGTAGAGGCAACTCTAGACACCAATACATTTAACGCTATTGTTGACATTATCTCTGGCCGAGACTTGCAAGTGTTTACTACAGGAGGTGAGTTCTATGTTCCCCAAAATGGTCTTGACCCAATTACTCCAACGAATTTCTTTGTTAAAACAGCAAGCCGTAACGGCATTAAAGAAGGCATTCGGGTTCAGCAGTTAGAGTCTGGTACATTGTTTGTACAGAGACAAGGAAAGGCATTAAATGAGTTTGCTTATACTGATACGCAACTTACATACGTCACACAAAAGATATCGCTTCTTGCTGGGCATCTCTTACGGACTCCATCTCGCATGGCTTTGCGTAGGTCTGTGGCTACTGACGAAAACGACTTACTGTTAATTACTAATAGCGATGACGGCACAATGGCCGTATTCTCGTTATTAAGAGCGCAAAACGTAATCGCTCCATCAGAGTTCACTACAGTTGATGGATCCTTTGTTGATGTGGGTGTGGATATTTCAACCATCTACACAATAGCAAAGCGCAATGTAAACGGCACATTCCAATACTACGTTGAGGCTTTTGACAATGATTTGTTAACAGACTCATCTAAAACTGGTGGAGCTGCTGCATCCGTCTCAATGAGCCATGTAGCTACAGAGACAGTTAACGTCATTCTTGATGGATCTGTACAAGCTAATCAAGCAGTACCAGGCGGTGGCACAGTCACATTCCCACGCTCATCGGCTACAAAATACGAGGTTGGCTTGCCAATCACAGTACGAGCTGTAACCATGCCAGTTGACCTAAAGCTACAGACAGGCACACGCATTGGATTTAAGAAAAGGAACTTAATATGAGATTTTCTAGACAAGACCTTAAAAACTTTGATGGCCCAATCGGTGATCCATTTAATGGCCCAGCCGTAAACAAGCATATTGGACAGAAATATCAAGACCCAGTAACGGCTACTGTTATTGCTGTTTCTTTGACCGCTGTTAGTGCTTATGGATCTATTAAAGCTGGCCAAGATAAAAACAAAATGTATCAGATGCAAGCCAAGCAAGCAGAGGTTGAGTCTGACCGCAAAGCTGTGCAATATGAGTTACAGGCTAACGAGATCCTTAGACGTACCAACCAAACTAACGCAGCTGTAGTGGCTCGTGGTTTTGCTGGTGGCACACAAGGCTTTGAGGGATCGGCTGGATTGATACAGCAAGTCAACAATACTCGTGGTGGCAAAGAGTTTGTGTTTGCTTTACAAAATGCAGACATGGCAAAGCGTAGCGGTCTTATCCAAGCAAGTCTATATGAAGGGGCTGGGAAAATTGCTGAACAGGCTGGCTACTTTGATGCTGCTGGAAAATTAGGTTCTGCTGCATACATGGGTGGCAAAATAGTTTAAGGACAATATATTAATTATGGCTGAACTTCCACGCTACCAACCAACTGGCTATCTGCCAGCAGATATACCACGTCTAGACTTTGCCAATATTAAAGAGCAAGTGGCAATGACTCAGGGTATTAATTCTGCCTTGGATCGATTGGCTGGATTTGCTTTTAAAGAAGCTGCAGAAAGAGCGCAACGAGAAGGCGCTCAATATGGTGTAGAGAACGCACCAACAATGGAGCAAGTATTAAAAGCACAAGAGGCTGGGCAAACACCACAAGAGCTGTTTGCTAAACCAGGCACATACTTTGGCGATGCAGCTAGAAAAGTTCAAGCACAACAAGTTCGCATTGATTTTGAAGCAAAAGCTAGACAAAACTTAGATGCAGTAAGTGCTGCCATTGATTCTGGAGCATTTGACTTAAATCAAATACAAACTGAAATAAAAGCCATTACTACTAAAAATGGTAGCTATCGAAAGGTACTTGCATCTGTAGATGCTGATGAGGCCTTGAAGTTTAGCGCATCAATAACAAGCGCTGGTAATGCTGTATACAAAAAAGCAACAGATCAATATTTAAAATTGGTTGGAATGCAAAACGAAAGGTTGGTTACCGAATCTCTTAATTCGTATTCAACAATGATTGCAGACGTCTTAAAAGCAGAGCAAGATCCAACAATGCTTGCAGAAAGAATTAAGGCTGAAGAATATAGTGCAATTAAATTAATAGAAAGAAGTTCAAGGCCTGAGTTTGTAAAACAAAAACGAGATGAGTTACAAGATAAGATTTATTCTAATATTGTTGACCACCTTATTGACTCTAGCCCAAACGCAACACAGGCTTTATTAAAGTTGCAAAAGGGAGATGTTGGCAACCTAAGTGAATTGTACAAAGGCCTAGACAAAGACAAGTTGGGTGCTATGTTTTTAAAGAGAGCCACAGAGAGAGCTAGTTCATTAAGTGCTGCTAAGAATATTGAGAAGTTGGGCAACGAAGAAATGGTAAACGATCTGTTGATTGAGTATCATAACCCAGCCACTAACGCAATAAGAAAACGTGATATTGGTTTAAAAATAGCAAAATCAAAAGTACTGTCAATAGAACAAATGGAAAAGTTCTTAAATCCATCATCAGATGGTGACTCTGCTGTTTTCTCAAATATAAGCCTACAAGTCAGAACTGGTGTTATTACTGATTTGAATGATTTGCGTAAAATATCTGCTAGAGCCGGAATAAGTGGAAAGCAACTTGCTGATCTATCCAAACAGCTAATAGATAGAACCGAAAAAGATGAAGGACAGGCAGCTGCCATAATCCGCAGAAACGCTGGATTGCCGGATGTTAGCGTTGGTAAAAACAAAGCCAATGCTCATGCTTTCGCTAAAGAGGCAAAGATAACCGAATACTATAACGAGGCTAAGAAAGCACAGCTATTAGATACTGGTTCATTTGATCCAAAATCTGTTGCTAGTGTTGCTATACAAAGATACGAAAATGAAGACAAAGCTAACATTGTAAAAAATAAAGCAAGAACAGATATTTCTAATGTTGTTAAAACATTAGTCAGTAAACAAAAAGTTAAAGAAGGTTTTGTGATTGATGAAAGTACTAGCCTAGATGACTTGCGTCAAAGAAAAATTATTGATGAGAGTCAGTACAATTATTTAATTGGTTTACAAACTATATTGCAAGCACAATAATGGCATACACTAAATTTGAACAAACCTACGTTGATGCATATTTAAACAATATGTATCCAGATGTTGAGGAAGAACAACCTCAAGATACTATGCTGGCCTCAGCACCTACTACCGAGCCTACTGGTCAAGTTACTGTGTCTGGATTTAAGCCACAGCAAGTTAGGACAGATGTTCAGCCAGAGCTTGGTGTAGCTAGACCTATTCCACAGAATAAAGCCCAAGAGGCATTGGGATACATTGGTGAGTTGCTAACTAAGGCTGGTGTACAACTTGATAAGGTTGGTTTAGATATACCAGTATTGGGAAGGATATCTCTCAAAGATTTAACTGTTGGAGAGTCTGGCAAAGTATTAGAGGATATGGCTCTAGGCTTTTATCCTGTTGAGGGAGCTGGTGGTTTTATCTCTGGCACAACTAGGATTAAACCTGATCCAGCGCTAGAGCTTTTAAATATTGCGCCAATTGCTGGAGCAGCTGCAAAGGTTGTTGGTAAGGGTGTTGTTAAAGGTGCAACTAAAGCAGTACAGGCTACCAAGGGTATGCCAGTTGGCATGAGTACGCAGATGGTTGGCGAAGGTGTTAGCGAGCTTGGATTCTATTCAGCAGCTAAAGAGGCTGTAGATTCTATTCAGCAACCAAAGGGAACTGGCGAGCAATTCCTAAAACAGATTGAAAAGACTCCCGGAGTTAAACCAGAAGAGATTAAGTGGACAGGTTTGGATGACTTCTTAAAGTCTAAGAAGTCTGTAACCAAGGCTGAGGTTCAAGAGTACCTAGATAAGAATCGAGTTGAGGTTAAAGAATTTAGTCTTGGTGGAAGCGTTGGCAAAATAGTTGAAAAAGATATCAATGATGCTATTGGAGATTTAGGATATCAAGCTCAATATGATAGAGTTAACGACACATACAAATACATAGCCCCAGACGGACAAGAGTTGCGCTATGTACAGTTGCCTAAGAATGTGGCAGATCGACTTGAAAATGTTGACTTTGCCCCAGCCGTTGATGATTCAACTAAATTCTCTAAATACACCCTACCAGGTGGTGAGAACTACAGAGAGATATTGCTGACTTTGCCAGCTAAAGGAAATGCAAGAGATGCCTTGGGTGGCGCTCCAAATGAATTAACTCCATCACAAGCTGCAAAAACAATTGGTATGTATGAAAGTGATTTTGCTGAGGGAACAACAGTATTGCACTATCCATCAGGAGCATATATTGAAAAGTTGCCAAATGGCGAATATTACGCAATGGTTGATAGGAGTGATATAACTTCTAAAAATCTAGAAGAGGTAGAAAAGTTTATTGCATCATCAAAACTTTTTAATGAATTGCCACAAAATGCTAACAAAGATTATTTTGGGTCTCACTTTGACCAGCCAAACGTCCTTGCCCATATGCGAGTCAATGACCGAGTAGATGCTGACGGCAAGAAGGTTCTATTTGTTGAAGAGGTGCAATCTGATTGGCATCAAGCTGGGCGCAAGCAAGGGTATAAAACAAAACTTTCAAAAGAAGAAACTGCTGAACTTAAAGATTTACGCAAAAAAGAACTTGACGGAGATGGTTTGTTATTTTCTGATGATGCAGATAGGCTTACTGAACTTGAGAAAAAAATAGAAAGTGGTGTACCAGACGCACCATTCAAAACCACATGGCATGAACTTGCTATGAAACGTGCTATTCAGTTAGCGTCAGAAGGCGGCTATGACCGAGTAGCGTTTACTACTGGCAAGACTCAGGCGGCTCGTTATGACTTGAGTAAGCAAGTAAAAATGATTAGCGCAATGCCTGACAAAAATGGTACATATAACATTTATATTGAAGGCAACAATGGCGATGCCTTATTTAGAAATCAAAATGGATTTGGCGAATATGGTCAAAAAATTGTAACTCCAGAGGAGTTTGAGGAGTTAGTAGGTAAAGATGTTGCCAAAACAATTATGCAAAAATCTGATGAACTTAATCGTGGCAAGGTAAGTAAAGACCAATTTAAGTTTTATGATTCTAAGCCAGCAGATTTAACTATTGGCGGTGAAGGCATGAAAGGTTTTTATGACCAAATCCTACCTAAGTTTTTAGACAAGTACGCTAAGAAGTGGGATGCTAAAGTTGGCATGACAGACATAATTACCCAAAAAGCTAGTGACAATTATCCACCAAATATTAGGCGGCTTGAAGGTGGCCCAGTTAAAAAAGGAATAGATAAGTTTGAGTCTGTCCAGTACATTGACATTACCCCTAAAATGAAAGAATCTGTTTTAACTAAAGGTCAACCATTATTTGCTGTAGGTGGAGCTGGCGCTGCAATGCAACAAGAGGATAATAAATAATGTCTATAAAGCCATTAAACGAGCGGTTAGATGAGTTGGCTGGTCAAGGTGAGGTGCAACCTAAGCCAGTAGTTGAAATGCCAAAGGAGGGCGCTGGAATCAATTTACAGGATGTCCAGCCTCTTGATTTTGAGCCAAGCGATATTGACGAATCACAGTCTATTCAAGTCGCTGGCAAGTTCACCCCCTTTGAAAACATTGCTAAGATGTTTAGCAAAGAGACCAAGGGCTTGGCAAACAAGGGGAAGAATGCGGTAGACGAGGTTGTTCCACCAGAAATAATTAAGCCAGATACCACAGATGTACCATTAAAAGTACCCAAAGCTAAGGGCATAGAGCAACCCATATCAATCCAAAAGTTTGAGGAGGCTTTGCCCCTTGCTAAGACTGAGGGTGTGCCACCAGAGCTATTACAAAACCTTAACCGCATTGAGGGGCCAGATGACCTCAAGCGTGTAGCAGATGCAATCAATAGAGCATCAGGCATTGAGGTAGAAAGAACCACCTTTGAGCAGTTGCAAAAGTTAGCCGTAGAGCGTGGCTTTGGCACATCGTTTATTCGGGAGATGGAAGACCTTAAATCTCTGTATGGTGACTTGCCTATTGACTATATGCGGTTTAGGTTTGCAGCGCACAATAACGTCTCCCAGTTTTACGAAACAATGCAGAAGTCTGCTCTTGATCCTAACAACCAAGAGTTAAAGGCCGAGCTGCTTTATCGTTTAAATCTACAAAGTGCAATCCTAGAGTCTGGTATATCTATCAGAACTAAGGCTGCACAAACAACCGCATCCGGCAACATTGTTATACCAGCTCCAGATTCTGATGAAATGAAGAGGTTGCTTGCTGATCCAAAGGTTGATGAGGGGCTAAAGGATTTGATGGGCGCAATGGATAACTTGCTTGAGACATCCTCAAAAGAGGGTCTCTTAAACAAAGTATCTAAGGTTGGACTTTTGCGTGATCTGTGGGATTTAACATACAAAAATGGATTGCTATCTGCAACAGGCACACACCTTATTAACCTAAGTTCAAGCGTAACATTTATGGCTAGTACATTAGCGACTAGACAGTTGGCTGGAATTGCTGGATCGATTAAACGTGGATTTGGATTACAGGCAGAGGTTGAGATAGGCGAGGCTGCATCTGCACTAGCCGCAGTAACTCACACCTGGAGAGATGCGTTACGTCTTGGTTGGGTTGCTTTAAAAACAGGAACCACCAGAGAAATGCGTGAGGGTCAAGACGTGCTTAGCGATGCCGGTGTTAAGTTTGAGGTGCAGTCTGGTAAGTTTAATGCTAAAGACTACGGACCACCAACTGGTTACTTTAAAAAGTTTATTACTGAGCCTTTAGGAATAGAAGACGAAACCTACTATAAAGCCATAAATTCATACGCAACATTTGTATCATTGCTAGGAGGCAGCCACAGATTTTAGCCATATGTTGTCATTTAGCAGAAAGCTAACTGGCGCATCAAAAGCAATACAAGAGTTAGCCCAAGAAAGCCTGATTGGCAGAATTAATTTGCCATTTGTTAAGAGTCCAATCTGGGTTACTAGCGAATCAATGCAAAACAGCATGATTGCCCCGCTATCAAGTCAATGGCGAAAAGATATGGCAGCTGGTGGCGCAACTCGTGAGCTTGCTATGGCCAAGTGGGCAATGGGTTCTGGAATTATGATAGGCGCTGGATCTTATGTTGCGGATGGTAGGATAACTGGCGGTGGCCCAGCCAACCAAAACCTAAGAGCGGTTTATTTGGCGAGTGGGTGGAGGCCATACTCGTTTGTGTTTTCTGATGGCGAGTGGGATCAGGAGTTTGTTGCTTTCCTTGGTAAGATGCGTATGGATCCATCGATTGGACAGGATGGGAAACTATATGTTCCATTCAGGGGCTTAGATCCTATAGCTGGTTCATTGGCTATGGTGGCTGATGCGGTTGAGTACGCAAGGTACGAGGATGACCAAGACCTAGTAGCACAAGTTGTGCTTGGTGCTGTATGGGGCCTTTACAATTACGTTGGTCAGCAACCTTGGTTAACAGCTCTAAGCTCTGTAACTGGTGCGTTCTCGTCAACCATAGAGAATCCCAAGGCATCGTTTAAGGCAGCCATAGAGTCCATTTTATCTGGTGGCGCAACATACGCAATAGAGGGTTCTCCGGCTGGTATATTCAGCTCGGCTAGAGGTGCGGTTGCAAGGATTGTAGATCCAGCGGCAAAGGATGTGGCAGCCGATCCAAACGAAGACATGATAACTAAGGCTGCTCGTCAAGCCATAAACAAATACAGATCCAAGACCCCAGGACTTTCTAAGGATTTGCCTGATCGGTATGATATGTTTGGTGATCCAGAGTACAGGGATGACCCATCTAATCCAGGGCTATCCTCTCTGTCTGGCATTAGGTATCAAGAAAGCAAGCAAAGAACATCCGACAAGATAATTATTTCTTTGGGTCTGCCAATTCAAAAGCCAAAGCGCATCATTGATGTTGGCGATGTTAAGGTAAAGATTACACCAGAGGAATACCAATACTGGTTAAGCCGAATTGGCAAAGTAAAGATTGGCGATAACAATGTGCAAAAAGCTATTGTTGAAACAGCCAATATGCCTGGCTTTAATTCTCTTGGGAAAAATGAGAAACAAGAGACTATTAGAGAGGTATACAGAGAATTTGTTAACTTAGCAAAAGAGGATTTGCTTGAGCGTTTCCCAGCGATATCTATTAGGGCGCAAGAGGCTGAGGCAAAGCTACCGATTTATGGTGTACCAAAATAACGTAGTAGATTTTTATTCAAAAATCAATTAGATTAGGGAAATATTATGGCTGATTATGCGATATCTAACGTAGCAAGACGTGTGGTCTACACCAATACTGGTGTCGGGCCATACTCGTTTACGTTTGAAATTCTTGCCAATA